AATGTGGAAAGTTATTTAATTGTAAAAGCGGTAATGAAATAAAACAAGTTTACAATGGTGGAAGTATTGGTTATTGGATAGATAGAAAATTTTACACAATACAAAAATTAAAGCCATTTCTTAAAAAAATACAGTTACAAAATTTACCTTTTTAAAAATGCACGAATATTATTTCACCCACAAACCTTCCACAAGGGAAAATTCCAAGATCGCAGTGCCATTTATGTGGCGAACCAAAAATAAAATCCTCTGAGGAATACTACCAACAAACATTTAATAAAATAACAAAATGAAAACACTAATTTTATTATTAGCATCAGTAATGCTATCAGCACAAAGTTTAGTTCCAACAATCGGTCTGCATTGGACTGGCGGAATGACTTACGACAACGACCACGAAATGCCGTCAATTCAAGCGGGTTTAATCTACACTCCGAAAACTCCCGATTTGATAATGAGCAATATTGGAATCAATGCAAATTATTACTACGACTTTCTCAATGAAGTTCCAGAAAAAAACAATACTGATTTCTACGTTCTAAAATTGCAGTTCGCAAAGAATGTCGCTCAATGGTGGAATGTGACTTACTACGTTGGCTATGCGAACACTTTTGACAATAACATTACAAAATCTATTGAAGGTGAGTTTAAGACGAATTTAGCGTATGGAATAGGGTTGCAAATTACTGATCCGCAACTTACTGGAGAAGTGTTATTTGAAAGCATTGCGGGTTATCCGTATTTATCGGTAGGTGTTAATGTGAACTTGGGTAATTTACTGAAAAAGAAAAAAATAAAAAAACCATAATTGTTTGTAACTTAAAAAGTTATTACTAACTTTGATAAAAGTTTTTCATAGTTAATGTTTTTTTGTGGGCGGTTGGGTGAAAGTTTGACCGCTTTTTTTTAAAATTATGCCGAAATGTAAACATTGCAACGTCAAATTTAAGCAAAGATGGATAGGAGATAAATTCTGTCTTACTTCTGATGAATGTATAGATGCTGCAACGCTTTTTACAAAGACTGAAAAAGAAAGACTTTTCAAATCTAAATGCGTAACGGATCGCAGGGAATACAAAGCAAAGAATAAGACTTACACGCAAAAGGTAAATGAAGCTAAATTAGTGTTTCAGAAGTGGGTAAGATTAGTAAAAGATAAAGGTAAAAACTGTATTTCGTGTGGATCTAATTCCGACCAAAAGGATGGAGGACATTATTTAAAGGCGGAAGTTTACAGCGGTTTAATATTTGACGAAAGAAATTGTTCATCCCAGTGCCGAAAATGTAATAGATTTCTAAATGGAAATGAATTAAACTACCGAGATGGACTTATAAAACGCTACGGAAAAGAATTTGTAGAACAGTTGGAAAGCGAAAAAGACGCTAAACGGGTTTACAAGTGGTCAGATGAGGAGTTAGAAAACATTAAACAAAAATACAAACTATGATATTTTATAAATGGTACGCTAGGGTTTTCTTAGTTATAAGCCAAGATAAGGCAATTAAACTTGGTTTAAAACACAAAGAAAATATTTATGGAGATTTAATAAATAAAATTAATTGTAGGTCTATTTGGGTAGATGAAAAATTAAGAAATTATAGAGTTTCCGAATTATATAATGGTTAATTTACCTTTAATTGTCATAAACACGAATTTAAACATAAACTATGACCGCACACCAAATATTAGAAGTATTAAACCACGATTCAAAAAATAGGTTTTTAAAGCCTTTTGACCGTATGCATTTACACCGACAAATAGCCAACGAATTAAACGGTAGGAAAGTAGAGATATACTCTTTTATTCAGCATAAAATCTACGCGGAAAATAGTATCTATAAATTTTTGTAACTTTGATTAAATGAAAGAAGGTTTATCCGGTTCAATAATTAACGAGATAGAAGTTAATGAGCGTTGGGAATCACAGCGTAATATTGCTATCCAATTAATTTTAAAATTCAAACGGATAGAATGTGAAAAACCAAAAAAGATAATCCGGGTAAATACATACACTTTCAAAAGCGAAAACTTCGATGAGTTGATGCAAAGAAAAAAAGAAAAAAGACCAATTTTTAAAAGGAGATCAGAATGAATGAATTAGATATATTTGATTTTGATACTGAAGATTTTGATTTAGATTTAATGGATAGTGATAAAATAAAAACGCGTATTCATAAACCTAAATTAATGAAACCTATGAAGGATAGTTTAGTTAAATATCGTGATGCTAAAAAACTGGCAAAAGATATTGACTTATCAAAAACACCAAGAGTAGATTGTTTAGTTTCAGGTTCATTTATTTTTGGAGATTTCATTGAAGCGTATTTAGTAGAAAATAATATCCAAGCGGTGAAAATGACAATATCTACTTTATCAATGAGCCAAAACAACATTGACTCATTAGCCACTTTATTAATAAAAGACTATATTAAAGGTTTATATTTAATTGTTTCAGATTACTTTTTTAGCCACGAACGGAATAAATTAATCAAATACGCTTATGAGCAGTTAGACTTAGATAATAAGTTTCAATTAGCAGTAAGTAGAACTCACACAAAGATTTGTTTTTTTGAAACTTTAGGAGGTAAAAAAATAGTAATTCACGGTTCTGCAAATTTAAGAACATCTGGAAATATAGAACAGTTTACAATTGAAATTAACGAAAGTCTTTATGATTTCTATAATGAGTTCCACAAACCAATAATAGAAAAATACCAAACGATAAATAAAACACTTTCAAATAACGAAGTGGAAAAAATATTTAACAATTAAAAATTAAAATTATGGCTTCAGGATCAGATAGCGGAAAAACAAAACCTTCAGGAAGTAGAACAAGAAGAAATACAACGCCAACTTACGATTATAGCGATGTTCCTTTTTAAAATTTAGAAAATGGCAAAAGAAACCAAAGCAAATGACTTTGAAAAAGAACAAAGAATTGATACTATATGTGAGTTTTTAATCAAAGGACTTTCAAACGGTCAGATGTTTCGCTATGTTTCGGAAAAGACTGAATGGGGAATATCAATGCGACAGTTAGAAAATTATATTGCTGAAGCAAAAGAAAAAATAAAGAACTCCGATAACGATAAAGGTTTTGAAATCCAAAGAGCCAAGAAAAGATTGGAAAAACTTTACGTTAAAAATGAGAGTTTAGAAGACTACAAAGAATGTAGAGCTTTAATTGATACTTCTGCTAAATTATTTGGATGGAATGAGCCAGAAGAAAAGAATATCAATATAAAATCATTCGACATTAATTCACTTTATGCAGATAAGGAAGCACAAACCGACTTGGAATAAGTTAGGCAATAAAACCCGCTACTTTATTATTTCGGGCGGTCGTGGTTCGGGAAAGTCTTTTGAGGTATCAAGGTTTGGAACATTACTTACTTTTCAAAAGAATGAGAACATACTTTACACTCGAAAAACCTTAACATCTGCTCACCTTTCAATTATTCCAGAGTTTACCGAAAAAATAGAACTACTAAATTTAGAAGGTCAATTTGAAATAAACAAAACGGAAATCGAAAACACAGCTACAAAATCAAAGATATTTTTTCGAGGTATTCAGTCAGGAAGTAAAGACAACACGGCAAACTTAAAATCTTTGCAAGGTATTACAACTTGGATATTGGATGAAGCCGAAGAGCTTACCGATGAAGCAACATTTGACCGTATAGACTTGTCAGTCCGACAAAAAAACAAGCAAAATAGAATCATTTTAATACTTAATCCGACTACAAAAGAGAGTTGGATTTATAAACGTTTCTTTGAAGATAAAGGTCTGGAAGGTGGTTTTAATGGAGTAAAAGACAATGTTACTTATATACACACCGACTACCGCGATAACATTGAAAACCTAAATGAGTCTTTTTTAGACCAGATAGAACAAATCAAAGAAACCAATCCAATTAAATACTTTCACGCTATTTTGGGTGGGTGGTTAGATAAAGCAGAAGGCGTTGTTTTCACTAATTGGAAGTTGGGAAAGTTTGAGGAAAACGGAAAAGCAATTTACGGTCAGGATTATGGTTTTAGTATCGATCCTACAACCTTAGTAAAAGTATGCATTGATAAATCATTAAAACGTATTTACCTAAAAGAATTACTGTATAAAACTAAAATGACTACTTCCGAAATTGCGGTAATAAATGATCGTTATTGCGGTAAAGAATTAATCATTGCGGATAGTGCCGAACCTCGTTTAATTGATGAGTTGAAAGCAAAAGGAAATAATATAAAAGGCGCGGTTAAAGGTCAAGGTTCTGTAAGTGCCGGAATAGCAATAATGCAGGATTATGAATTGATAGTTGATCCCGAAAGTATTAATTTAATCAAAGAGTTGAATAACTATGTTTGGAGCGATAAAAAGAGTAATACACCTATTGATGCCTATAATCATATTTGCGACGCGGCACGTTACGCAATTACTCACGAAATCACAAATAGAAATGAATATTTCTTTTTTTAAATTTGTATATTAGAGACTAAACGGCAAAAATGGCAAATATCTTTCAAAATATTACAGACTGGTTTAATGGGAAAAAGCCATTAGAAGGAAATCTATACAACAAAGCGACATTAAAATATTTAGGCGGTCAGTCTGCCGCATACGATTATGATAATCGGGAATATTTAACTAAAGGTTTTGGTTTAAATCCAGATGTTTACGCTATAATTACCCAAAAAGCAAAGAAGTTCGCGTCCATTCCGTTTTACGTTAAAGAAATTGAAGATACCAAAGCGAAAAGAAAGTTAGATAATCTGCAATATGCCACCAAAGGGAATTATTCAGTTGAGCAATTAGCCAGGAAATATACTTTAGAAACGAAAGCATATTCAGAAGAGGATATGGATTTCCCACTTCTACAACCTAATCCATTACAAAGTTGGTCCGAACTCGATAATCTTTTTCAGATTTACATTAATGCGATAGGTAACGTTTACTACTATATGGAATGGGCGTTGGAAGGTGCAAATGCAGGTGTGCCAAGGCAAGTTTATATGTTACCCGCGCATAAAATGAAGATTGTTTTAAAAAAGGATGCTGATTTAATCAATGATGAAAGTCCTATTGATTATTATATGTTAATAGAAGGTGACAGTTATATTCAATTTCCTGCAGAAAATATAATGCATGTTAAATATGCTAATCCTTTTTTCGATATGCAAGGTTCTCACCTTTACGGTCTTTCACCACTCCACGCAGTATTACGAAATATTGAGAGTTCAAACGAAGCTATTAACGGAAATATTAAAACCCTAAAAAATAGTGGTGTTTTTGGTTTTCTGTCTTCAAGTGATGTTAATAATCCGTGGAATGCAGAACAAGCAAACCAAATGAAGGAAAAGTTGCGGGAAATGGATAGAGATAGTGCAAGACTTTCTAAAATTGCTGCGGGTTCTGGTCCGGTAGAATTTACTAAACTTTCACTTAGCACCGATGAATTAAAACCTTTTGACTTTTTAGAGTACGACCAGAAAACTATTGCAAACGTTTTAGGTTGGTCGGTCTTACTTCTTAATTCAGGTGAAAGTATGACTTACAACAACCTTAAAAACGAAAAGAAAAGAGTTTTAATAGATTCCATTCAGCCAGATTTAAAACTTCGTGACGACGCTTTCAATAAATATTTTCTTCCACGATTCAAAGGATATGAAAATGCAGAAATGCAACACGACATTACGGAAGCTCCGGAAATGCAGGAAGATTACAAAGAAATGTTAGATTGGATGAATTTAGCACCATTAACTCCGAATGAGATTAGAACGGCTTTAAAATACGAAACCATTGAAGAGGAGGGAATGGATGTTATTTGGATTCCACAAGGCAAAAAGAGAATAGACGATGCCGATATAATGTTAAGCGATGTAAACAAATCTTTTGATGAAACCATTTGATAAAAGGCACTCGATTTATGAACGTCAGTTTTTCCAAAGACTGATTAAGTTTTTCAGGGAGGTTGCAAATGCGATTACTTTCGGATTATTAACGGAATCAAATGCAGAAAGCGTAATAGGTTTATATTTTTCCGAAAGTCAGTTAAAAAGTATTTTATTAAACACTCAATTAAGCATAGGGGATCGGTACGGGAAAATAGTAGGTAAAGAATTAAATAGAGCATTTGGGAAAGAGGGTTTTAAATATCCTTTATTTTCTGAAAAGTTCCAAAAAGATTTAATTAAATACTACGATGAATTTGGAGGTGAGAATATTAAACTACTTTCGGAAACTTATACAAAAGCAGTAGTTTCAGAAATACGAAAAGCGACTGAATTAGGAGAAAGTTTAGACCAGATGCAGAAACGTATTCAGAAGGTTGTTAAAAGTCCTAAATTCTACAAACACGAAGCGTTAAGAATAGCGAGAACAGAAACTACTTTTGCAATGAATAGCGCAAAGCAAATGACCGGAGAGGTGAGTGGGTTTATATTAGAGAAAGTTTGGTCTTCTGATTTAAGTATAAGACGCAGAGAATTTCACGGATACGAAATGAATGATAAATTCATAGGACAAAATGAATTATTTACGGTAGAAGGTGAAAAATTATCTTTTCCAGGTGATAAATTAAATGGTGCTACTGCAAAAAACTTAATAAATTGCAGATGCTCTTATGGGTATCGTGGAAAGCGAGATAAAGACGGCAAATTAATTTATGTAGATATTTAAAATTATGGAAGCAACAATTAAGATTTCAGGAAAAGATTTACTAAAACTTTTAGAAGACAGTAAATTAGAAAAAGATGGTTATATTTTCAAAATGACTAAAGAAGATTTACAGAGGGCGTTAGATGAAAGTAAAAAGAAAAAGGATATTTAATTATAATTTATTATATTAGAGATTATGGATTTCAAACAACTATCATATAATTTAAAGGACCTCGACGAAACAAAAGGCGTTGTGGTTGCTTATGCGAACGCATATAACTTTAAAGATGCAGACGAAGATATTTCTGCATACGGTTCTTTTGAAAAGTCAGTAAACGAAAATTTCAAAAGGATTAGGGTTTTAAAAGATCATAATCCACGCGAAATGATTGGTGTTCCTTTGGCTATTGATACAAAAGATACTTACGGACTTCTTACAACTACTCAATTTAATCTAAACAAACCTTTAGGAAAGGATATGTTTACCGATGTGAAATTAATGCATGACAACGGATTAAATGCAGAATTGTCAATTGGGTATAAGGTAATGAACCGCGATCAAAAAAACCGCAATATAATTACTGAATATAAATTGATGGAATATAGTTTTCTTTCCAGTTGGGGCGCAAATGAACTTTCAACGGTACAAGGGATAAAATCTATTAAGTCAGTTTACGGTATTATGGAACTTATTGAAAAGTCTTACGACTTGGATTATAGCGATGAAAGATTAAGACAAATAGAAGTCTTATTGAAAAATATTAGCACTCAAGACGAGCCGATTGAACCAATCACTCCAACCTTTGAGCCGCAAGTGTTAAAAAATTTATTTACAAACTTTACAATTTAAAAAAATGGCAGAAGATTTAGAAGGTTTAATTACCAAAGGACTTGCGGACGTTACAGAAAAGGTTACCAACGCAAATGAAACGAGTGCAAAACTCATCACAGATTTAAAAGCGGATTTCACGGAATTATCTACGAAATACGAAGACTTACAAAAAAGCGGCGCAAGTGCTACCGACTTAAAAGCAGTTCAAGATCACTTGGATAAGCTGGATATTAAAATGCAAAAAGGTGGCGGAATGAATACGCAAACTAAATCATTTAACGATGTTTTAGCGGATGCTGTAAACGAAAACGAAGATCAATATCAAAAATTCTTAAGAAAAGAAACAAAATCTCTTATCTTGGATTTAAAAGCGGTTGGAGATATTACAACTACCAATGTAACGGGAGGTTCTCGATATGGTCAAGTAATGAACCCAAATATCATTGAAGCACCAAAAAGAAAGGTACATATGAGCCAAATCTTAAAAGGAGGTTCTATTGGTCCTGGTAATACATTTACGTTTATGCGTGAAGATGGGAACGGTGAAGGTCTTATTGCACCAGTTGCTGAAACCGCGTTCAAACCGCAGATTGACGTTGATTTAGTTGAAGCAACAGTAAACGTAGAAACTATTGCAGGTTGGTTGAGAGTTACAAGAAAAGCAATGAATAACATTCCTGGATTTGTTTCTTTCTTACAGTCAAGACTTCCTGAGAAATTCCAAAGAGCTTTAGATAATCAAATCCTTTACGGAAATGGAACAACTCCAAATTTGAAAGGTCTTTTAACGGCTGGAAACTTCGTAGCTTCAAGTTCTGCATCTGCGGTATTAATTGAAAGGTTAATTGATGACGTTGCGAAATTAGAAGATACTTACGAAAGAGATGCGACGGCAATCGTTTTAAGACCTATTGATTATTATGGGTTCTTTAAAAACAAAGCTACTGGTTCTGGTGAGTATGATTTACCTCAAGGCGTTTCTTTTGTTGGAAATCAATTGTATTTATTTGGAATTCCAGTTTATGCAAGTACCGCGATCACGGCTCCAGATTATATCGTGGGTGACTTTGATATGGGAGCGCAGTTATTGACTCAAGAAGGAATGAGAATTGAGTTCTTTGAGCAAGACGGAACTAACGTTAGAGAAAACAAAGTAACGGTTAGAGTTGAAGGAAATTACGCACTACCCGTGTATGGTCCAGATTACTTTATTAAAGGTACGACTGCAGCACTTTAAAAGTTTTTCATCATTTATAATTAAACCGCACTTTTATAGTGTGGTTTTTTTTGTATATTAGATATTAAACAATAAAGTTATGAGCAAAGTAAAATTATTATTAGAAGTTTTAGACAATGAAACTAAAACTAACCTTCCAAAAGGAACGGTAAAAGACTTTGGAAAAGACCGAAATGAGTTAGCTGTTAATAACGGTTGGGCTGAGTGGGTTGATGAAAAAGAACCTGCAAAGTCAGAAAAGAAAGAAACACCTAAAAAAAAAGTGACTGCGGGTGCGGTTGTTAAAGGTGAAAAAATAGAAACGAAGTAATGACCTACGAAGAAGTTTTACCACTTTCAGAAGTAAAGTTGCATTTGCAATTAGAAAGCGACTACGATGATGAAGATATTGCTTTAGAGCGTATGGTTAGAAGTGCGTTGCAGTACATTGAAAAGAGAACAAATCATATTTTTAATTTAAGGCCAGCAGTTACTTATTCGAGTGAATGCGCACCGATTAAAATATTTGATTATCCTATTCGATTTGTAAACCCTGATAACGTTACTATTCTTTATTATTCCGATAATATAAGAGTTTACGCGGAAAACATTACGGCAGATGTAGGATATTTGACTTTAGAAGATATTCCGAGCGCGTTAATTGATGCAGCTTTAATAATGATTAGTGGACTTTATTACAAATCGGAAGTAAAAGACCAATCACAAGCTAATTTATTTATGGATGACGTTAATAGATTGATTAATCCTTATCGTAGATTTACTGTATGTTAGGTGGGAGTTATCATAAAATAGTGAAAATTTGGGAGCAACAAAGAGTTCCCGATGGGTACGGTGGTTCCGTGACAGAAGAAACAGGATATGTTTTTATTCGTAAAGTTTGGGCAAAGGTTGTAACGAAAGGCGCAGGATATAAGTTTCAGCAATTCGGGCTAAACGACTTTAAAAACCCTAATCCTTTTGAAATTTTCATTTACTGACTTTTCAAAAGAACCGTATGCAGAAATATCTTCGTCGGCATCTTTAAAGTTATATGCGTTCGCATAAGC